CAAGCTGGCGGTTCAGTTGAATGGAAGGTTTACACAGATGAGCAAGTCACGGGAGTATTTACGCATCCAGCAGGAGGCAAATTGGAAGTTAGCTGGACGATTGCACAAGCGAAATCCATTGGAATTGCCAACAAGGATAACTGGCGTAACTATCCCCGTGCGATGCTACGGGCGCGGTGTGTCTCGGAGGGGATTCGCTCTGTCTACCCGGGTTGCGTGGTGGGCGTATACACGCCTGAGGAGGTCGAAGACTTTAAACCCGAACCCAAGCACATGGGTAATGTCGTTGAGGTCGCGCCAGAAGATGCACCTCAGGTGGCAGCATCTCTGGAGGTCATCGACGGGGCGTTTCCCCTCTATCTCCCAAATTCTGTAGAACCACACTCAGCCTTCCATACCAAGGAAGAATGGGTCGATGGCTACGCCAACATGGTTGCTCGTATCCACAACTCTCCTAAGTTCCCAGAAGACATCAAAGCTCAAAAGATTTCAGCCTTGGACGCATCCAACACCGAAACCTTGAAGAGCTTGGACAGCTTTCAAAAGCTCAGACTGCGTACCGCCCTCGTGCAGCACGGAGTACCCCAAGGCCCAAAAGCGTCAAAGTCCCCGTCCTCTCAAGAACCGGAACACAACGAGGAGACATCCTGAGACACTTGCAAGAGATAGGGACAATCACGCCAAAGGAGGCACTCGAAAAGTATGGCTCCTTTCGGCTTGCAGCCCATATCGAGGTTCTTAGAAAACAGGGACATCCAATCCATACAACGATGGTTAAACAGGGCAATGCAGAGTTCGCCCAATATTCATACAGAAAGGCAAAACATGAGCAATATCCACAATGAACGACCCGGCAAAGGTGTCATGTACTGGGAAGAAGAAAGCCAGAGAAAGAGCGACAAAGCTCCCGATTTCAAAGGCTTTCTTGTCCTAGAGATGGACTACAAGGCTGGCGAGAAACTCAAGCTCGCTGCTTGGAAAAAGCCAACCAGCCGTGGCTACGAGCTGCTGTCTCTCACCGAAGACAACTGGAGCAAAAAACAACGTGAGACAGACAAAGAAGTCACACCCGCCTACGCCAAGAAACCAAGCAACTTCCGTCCTGACGACGGGGATATTCCCTTCTGATGCTAGTCCTCCCGTTCCCTCCTTCCATGAATACCTACTGGCGCAACTTCAGGGGGCGCACGGTTCTCTCCAAGTCGGGGCGGGAGTACAAGGTAGCAGTCGCTGAATATGTCGCACAAAACAACGTGCCAAAGTACGGAGAACAGAAGTTGAAAATCACAATGATTCTCCAACCTAAGGACAAGCGGAAAATCGACATCGATAACCGCATTAAATGCGTTTTGGACAGCCTGCAAGAAGCAGGTGTCTTTGACGATGACTTCCATGTTGATGAGCTTCACGTAATGCGTGGCGAGCAAGTCAAAGGTGGAAGACTCCTCTTAACCATTGAAGTGAAAGAATGAAATGACTCAACAAGTACAAGTCCAACCTAGCCAAAAGTCTTTGGAAAAAGGCAAGAACGCTGTTGAATACTCACAGAACCTGATTAACATGAGCCTGCATCAAATCTGGCAAATAGCCTACACCTCAGGCTATGAAGACGCGATGGAGATTATGAAAACGGATTCCAAGCCCGATGGTGCTTCAGCGCAATAAGGACTGAAAATGATTACGCAAGAATTGCTGTTGTCTTTGTACAAATACGAAAACGGAAATTTGTACTGGCGCTCAAACGGAAAAAAGGTTGGATGTCTTGATAACAAAGGATATGTAGTCAATAAACTTTTTGGCAAAAAACATGGAACTCATCGTTTGATTTTTATGATTCATCATGGGTTTTTGCCTGAATATATTGACCACATTGATGGGAACAAGACAAACAACAAGATTGAAAACTTGAGAGAATGCACTCTTGCTCAGAATTCATTTAATCGTAAAGCATCAAACATCAGAGAGAGATATGGCTCTCATGCTGTGACTCTAAAAATTAAAGGTAAAAACATAACAGTTGGAACTTTTAAAGATTTAGAACTTGCTGAACTTGTTGCGGCAATGGCTCGTGAAAAATATTACGGGGAATTTGCCAGAAAAACGTAGAGGCAAGCTATCTGACCCGCAATGGGTCTAGTTAGGACGGACACCGGAGGGAGTTCGACTTGCCAATCCCTCCAACCCTAACTCACAAAAGGAAAATCATGTCAGATGTAAAAAAGCCGCATATATTCGTCGCAACACCTATGTACGGTGGGCAGTGCGTCGGATACTACACTCAATCTCTAATTTCTTTGCCAAACGTCCTTAACGTCAACGGCATGGACATGAGCTACACAGCCATGTTCAACGAGTCACTCATCCAACGCGCTCGTAACGCCCTCGTCCACAATTTCATGAAGGGTGAGAACTACACCCACCTCATGTTCATTGACGCTGACATCAAGTTCAACTCAGCCGACATCGTGAAAATGGTGCAGGCCGACAAAGACATCATCTGCGGTATCTATCCTAAGAAGGAGATTTACTGGGAAGGCGTCGAGAAAGCCGTTAAAGCAGGCGTAGAGACCGACAAACTGAAAAACTATACCGGAGCTATGGTCGTCAACTTGGTGGGCTACGAAGGCTCTGTAACCGTTCCTGTTGACCAACCCGTAGAAATCTGGAATGGCGGCACAGGCTTCATGCTCATCAAGCGCGAAGTGTTTGAGTCCCTCAAAGACCACGTGAAGAGCTACATGAACGACGTTCGTGACCTCAACAAGAACTTAGGCCATGACCGAATCTATGAGTACTTTCCCGTATTCATTGACGAGGATGAACGACTGTTGTCAGAAGACTACGCTTTTTGCCGCATAGCCCGTGACAACGGATTCAAAGTGTACGCAGCACCTTGGGTGCAGCTGGGTCACTTTGGTACGTACTTGTTTGAGGGTGGCTTGTTGCCAGCTCCTTAACGACAGCCCCAGCGTTTCCTCGCCGCCTTTCCTCTTTCGCCTTTCCAGTTCTTAGAACGGGCGCAAAAGGATTTGTGGCGAGGACCGGACTTGGTTGGCGCTTTGAGCTTGCTGCCAGTAGCCTTGTTGTACTTGGCTCTGCCTTTAGCAGTCAAACCACCACCAGACTTGACAGAGAGCTTCTCACCCCTGCCGACAGAAAGATTTGGATTCTTTTTCCTTGGCATACGTTTCCTTACGAAAGAACCTTGTAGGCCTTCTGCGTGAGGTTAATCCTCTCCTGAAGACCGAATGTGCCACCGTTGATTTTCTTGGTCACGCCAACATCGTCGCCAACATCAGCCAGTGCGTTACAGTTATGGGTTGACCAGAACCATCCGGCACTCAGAGCGGCATACTTTGGACTAGCCACCAAATCAGGGCTGGCAACAAAATCAACGCCCAGAGCCTGCCCACAATGAAAATAAGCATCGTGACCAGTAAGCTGAATACACCCGCGACCATGAAAACGCCAACCGTCACCGCTCGACTCATCTCGATTTCCCATTCTGTTGGCGTAAACCTTGTTTGCAATTTTTTCAGGTTGGTGGGCATAGGCATTTGCTATCTCCAGTGAGGGAAAACGATTAGGCCAGAGCTGATGCAGCGTCTCAGGTCTGTAGTTCAGGTTCTCTTGCAAGGTGCGAAAGTGATTGCATTCATGGCTGCACTGACCAATGAAGCTGGCTTGCTGATGAGGATGAGCAATGCCAAACTTCTCAAAGGTCTCGTTCAGCGGTTCAAGCCATTCTTGGCTAATACCCAGCTCTTCAAGTTGATTAGCGTTTACCACGAACTATCTCCCTCATTTTGTTGTACTGGTCGATGCAGGCGTTGAGTTCGACGATGGCTTGGTCTCCGTCGCCTGTGATGGCGACAAGAGTTTCAGAAGTCTGTCTGTCAAGTTCGGCTCTCGTTTCTCCACCGCTAGAGGCGGCACATCCAGACGGGGTGGCGACGTTGACGAACAGCCGCTGCTCACCAGTATGGATAGCATCAACAAGTTGAGAGTTTTTAGCTGCCAAAGATTTTTTTGCTTGGACGAGGGCTGCATCTGCTTTCTCCTTTGCGTCAGACATTTCCTGATTCTTTTGACCAATGACCAATTCATCTTCTGTTTCCTTTTGCTGATAGCCATTGTGATGACCGTAACCATACGTGCCACCCAGTAAAAGCCCGAGGCACACAATAACCCAAGGATTGAATAGGCTGAACATCATTGGCCTTTCGTGGTCTGACGAGCCGCAGCAATGCGTTCACGCTCGTCATCCGGTTCAAGATGATGGGGTGGATTTGTAGGGGCTGGAGGCGGCGTCCAAACAGAGACTGACGAAGTATTCTGAGGGAATGTTGTCGTCATGCTAGTTTGTGGCGCAAAGGCCGGATTCATGGCGTAACCCATTGGCGTGCCACCCATCTGATTGCAGGGCGTTGGCATCATCGGCATGGGAGGCATGGGCGATGATTGACCCACCGTTGCACTCAAAGCGCCAGCCAAGAATGACACCATCATCTTCAAAATCTCAAAGAAAGCCTTGTCAGCCGGAGCGACATCTTTCATTGGCTGAGTATTCCAAATCAATGAGTAAAGGATTGCCAGCATCGAGCAAGCAAAGATGAGAACCAAAACAAACTTTGCAAAGTTGCGGACAGTAGCGTCCATCAACTTGATGACTTCATTTGTTTGTTCGGTTGATATGTTTGGCAATCTCATCGAATTCCTCTTTGCGGTACAAGTCTTCAGGGCATTCTTGCCGAGCGGTGCAATAGGGAGGCTTGCAGTCTTCAGTGTCCCAATTCTTTGGGTCTTGGCACTCGTACCGAAAACGGTCATGGCATCCGCAGAGTGTCAAGACGGACAGAATAAGTATCCAGTGCTTCATTCTTTTCCCTTTATGCACATCTCAAGTTCTTTCTTCAGACGTTCAATCTTTTGTGCAGCAAGCCTGCGCTCTTCCAGCGCCCACCACCTTGCGCCAAGGATAGTAACCACCACCAAGAGAATGGTCAACACGATAGCCGCTATTGATAAATAGCGTACCGTCTTGTCATGTCCTCCTGAATTAGCAGACTTATCCCGCATATCGTCCCAACAATTGTGAAAATTGCAAAGATGATAGCCAAAACAAGAAAAATGTTCTGCCTTATTACAGTTAAACGGTA